ATTGCCGAAACCACCTGTTAATGCCGTTGTACCAAGTGATAATACATTGCCAATACCTGCCGTTTGTGCGTTAGCCTGCCCAATCAATCCGCCTGCCTCTGCTGCTGCCGCGCCTGTCTGTAGATTAGCCTGATTAAGTATAGAATTCTGTAATGCACTAGCTATCCCGCCTGCTGCCTGCTGGCCTTGTCCTACACCGCCTAAAAAGCTTTGCGTGTTCGCTAATGCTGCTTGTCTTTCCTGATTTAGTACATCAAAGCCGGTTCTTAATGCGTTCTCTTGTAAGAATCCCTGAGTTTCACCAGTACCTACGCGCCCTAATGCTGCCTGACGGCCTAGAATATCCTCCTGCCCCCTGCCAAGTAGTGCTTGAAAGGTTTCAGACTGCAATAGGTCTGCGCCTGCCTGTGGCCCAAATAGAGCTTGCTGTTGCCCGAATGCCTGTTGCGCTCCAGGTATCAATCCAGCGCCAAACTCTGCAAACGGCTGAAACTGTCCTGTTATCTCACCTTCACGCGCTAGAAGATTAGCTGCTTGCGCTTGTCCTGCTTGCGTTTGAACATCGGCTGCGGCTAGGGCTGCGTCTGCTTGAGTCTTTCCTGTGATTGCATCGCCTACATCTTGTAAGAAACCCATTAGTTACACCTCAATTCAATAACGTTGTAATTCATTCCGCGCTTTGTATATGCCATTTCCTTTACGCCTATATCTTCGAATCCATGATCATATGCAAACTGTAAGACATTCGGATAACACACTGGAATCTCTGCATATAGTTCACTAGCTTTAGTCTTGCCGTAATCCATAGCAGCAGCGCCAAACAAGGAAGCATACTCATGTCGATAATCTGGCAATACTTGAACATGAACCTTTAATCTGTCGTCTACGTTGTGATAGACCATTAAAGCCATAGGTTCACCGTCTACGATTCCAGCTAGATACTCACAGTCTGTTAGTGGCGGGTCGAATTCTTCAGGAGGCATAGTATTATCACCGGCTATCGTTGCATAAATAGCTGGATGACAAAGTATTGATTTAATGACTGATTTATCAGTTGTTAATTCTGTGATCAAGATACTATCGCCCTGTCTGTGGTTCGAAGCCAGTTTGTACCATCGCTAAAAGCTGTTACAGCCCCGCCCGTTTCATCAGAAACAAATACAAATGCAGCTCCACCATCAGCAGGATCGAAGTCACTCGCAGTTGGAAGGTTGGCTACTGTAAAAGACCGTAATCTGGTGACTCCGGTCAGGTTTTCATAAACTTGCTTGGAAAATAGCTCTATATCAGTCAGGTATTTTGATACAGCATTGTCTTGAAACCAAGGTTTCGGCCTAATCTTTGACAAATATGTAACATTGTTAACCTGGCTCATTGTCTGCCACTCTCTCTAATCTGTATATAGCTAGAAAATAGGCTAAATTTGTTAGGTTCAGTATACCTGATTTTAACAGTCATGTCTTTAAAGTGCTGATTACTGCTGACTTTGACATCTGTTAGATATTCGCCCTCTTGCCCTACCTTCTTAAACCGCTCATTACTGAACGATCTACCGCCATTGGTACTAAATGAAATAGCTATTAGTGGGTTTAATTCAGCTGTGTTACCTTGCCCTGTTTCTATCGATAACCCAAACTCTGTCATCTGGTAGAACTGTCTTGGTGTGCCGAATGTTTCACCGGCTAAAGGTTGGAATACGCGCTCTCTAACAGTTGTTTCAGCGTTGTCTGTGAAGGTGTCAGGATCTAATTGATATATGTTACCCGTTGCGTAGTCTGCAACAAGTACAACACCGTAAGCCTCAATGATTGAGTTGCCTAACCATCTACCCGCTGCCGTACCATGCTCTAGCTCTAACCATAAGCCGTACTGCTCAACAAAAGCCCATGTCTTGAGGTTGGTTGGGAAGCTGAATATAACGAAGTCTAAGCCTAGTATATCGGCTGTCTGAACTATCGCGTCAGAGATCGTGTAAGTGCGCCACTCGTTAGCTATGGCTACAGTGCTAATCTGTGTAGGGCTAAAGCCTTGTAGCTGCTGTGCGTCCCCTGTGTCGCTTACAAAGTATATTGCTTGTTCGGTGTTAGCTACTGCTGATCTGCCAGCTAAACCAACATTCTCAACAATTGCACCATTCATTCGCTCAAATGGAGGAGTACCGCTTGTTACGTTCTGCCAAGGCTCTATTGTCTTCTCACCGAATAGATAGGCAAACTGGTTAAATACATACGTTCTGACTAATGCGTCTGGTGCTGATTCAGGACTGAAGAAATTGCCACCTGGAACTGTAGTGGATGCGACATTGGTTACGCCTACACGCCCATCATCGTCATCAAATAAGAATCTACTGTTTAAATACTCTACATTACTTGGATTAGTGCCTAATGCAGTGGGCGTCAGAGTAGTACCATCAAAAGTATATTCACCATCACCATTAGTAACAATAACCATAGTAGTGCCGTTATCAGCCATTGAGACACGCCCAGAACCCGCAATACTACCCAGAGAAACGCGACTATAAGTACTAGTGACACGATAAAACGCTCCACCAGCGACCTGATATAGAATATTCTGGAATACATAGACACCTCGGTCGAATTCAGAGGCTACACCCGATAGCTTTTTGTTTAATCCTGGGAAGTTATGAAGTATTACATCAGTTAATCCATTCTGTAATGCCTCGGGGTACATGTTAACTGTGCGTTGTGCAGAGGCAGGCAAGGCCGGTGACTTGTAAGAAGCTCCGACCGCTGGATATTGTACAGTTTTATAGATTCCCTGTGGCATTATGGAATATTACCTCTAACGCGCCCCTGTGGAGCTGGTGAGAATCTGCCGTCCCTATCGCCTCTATTGGCACCTCTGACAGACCGAAGCATAGAATTAAAGTAGCCCTCTGAGCGGTCTAGTTCGCCCGTGAACTTATATACTTGGCTAAGGCACCCATCGAGATAGATACTAGGATGATTGGTCAAGACGGTGTTTGTAGGGCTTCCAGAGCTTAATGCAGTAGGTTGCGCGTAGTATGTGAAGTTAATCGTATATACTGCGTCAGGTGTTTTATCAAACTCAATATTAGTGCCTTTGACAGTAAAGGCCTTTGGTATACCGCTACCTGATACAGTTGGCAATGCAGAAGCACCATAAAGCACAAGTGAAAACTCACCGCCTGATACTTCAATAGTAGACGATCTAGCCTCCAAATATCCCGAAGGTAGTGCTACAGTCTTTGTCCCTGCAACTGTGCTTAACTGTGTGGTGGTTTCAAACGCTCTCAGTCGTAGCGGTGATTTCTCGTTAAAGAATATAGACTCTTCAGTTAACAGGATAAAATCATCCATATTGTCTGATAGATCATCCCGCCCTGAGAACTTAATAACTGTTGCCTTAAGGTCTGCATAATTAGCTAATGCCATTAGATTCGACCCTCTTTAGTTCGCAGCTTACACCAGTCTTTGCTATTCAACTTAGCAGCAAGCCATTGCCTATTTTCCTTTAAGCCTGGGTTGCTTCCTAGCTCATGCCACCACTGCTCCCACACGATTACAGGAATACTAGCGACATGATGGAAGTCACCTTTCCAGCTTTTATCAGAGTCGTTTAGCTTGCGCTGATTGATGTCAAGTAACGGCTCTACATCCTGAGAAGTCTGGATAATAGTCTTTTTAGTTGCTTCATCAAAATAATGAAACGTTGCTACACCGTCATCCAAGTCTAAGAGCCGTTTTTTCATCGTCTAATTACCACCGTAATAAACACGCTTACTGTATTACTTGACGCACCATCTGTTTCGATCTCAATGGCATCGCCAGGAGCTACAGCGTTATTACTAGTAGGTCGGGAAATATCAGCATCACCAGCCGCAGATCCTGAAGTGGCAATAGTAATTAACCCGTTAGTCATAGCCGTACCACCAATTTTAGGTGTTAGGTCTACGTCTGCCGTACCAATAGCGCCATTCAATACTGTACGAATCTCTACCACTTCACCGGCATATTCGTCGGGAATAGGGATATAGATTTGTCCAGCAGTGGATACATCAGCAATAGTCGCAGTTAATGCAACCTTTCTTAATTCGAAAGCCATTGTTAGTCCTCCTCGCTTTCAGGCAAGTCTTTAGTTACAGCAGAACCGAAGTGTTTAATCTCCGCAGCCGTTAACAGCATTACGGTGTCTTTCGGTACTTTCTTTGCTTTTCCAGCGTTCTCAACCCATATGTTTCGTTTACATAGGATCTTGATTTTACGCTCTTTTTTGTCATCTGACATTAGTGTCACCTGTTAGTTAGTAAAGGGGCTTTCGCCCCAATAATCAAGATACAGCAGCAGACCAAGGGGAAGCTACAGTTCCAGAACCATTTGTAAACCCTTCTACAAGGAATTTACCAGCCGCAATGTCATGGATAAGCATTTCATCTGCATCAGCTACTGCAACTATTTCTGGTTCTGAATCAATGATATAAGTACTCATAATTTTATCCTATGAAGTAGTTAAGTCAGCGACAATACCATTACCAGTCTCTTGCATTGCTTCCAGTGTACCTTCAAACAATATCTGCTTGCGGTCAGTATCACCAGTTTTTGCAAGGTCTGTGCTATGGAAGTCACGTAATACTGAAAGCTTCCATAATGCAGTATCTAGAATTAGAGCTGAACGGCTACGCTGGAATCGGTTATACACAACCTGGATTTCTCCGAAGTCAGAAGTATAAACGTGTACAGCTGTTCGCAGTGCTTGGTCTGTGCTATCAGTGGTTCGAGTAGCATTACCAGTGAACGCTGAGAACGCCTGCTTGTTGAATGAACCAACACTGATCATATCAGGGTCGCCACCTTCGTCAGCAGCAGCAGCCAATACGGTTTTAACATCAGCTTCAAGTAATGCTCGCTGAGTTCCGTCTGTACGTGCGTCTGTTCCGTCACCTGTTGGATCTGCACCACCTGCACCCGCAGAGGTGTTAGTAGCAATCCAGGATTCAACACCGGCCATTTCACGGGCTGTGGTGTCATTACCTGCAACTTTCGCGTTATTAGCTAACAGTGAAGATTCCAAGTCACGCTTTAATTCCTTAAGGCGTTTAACTACCTGGTGATCCATTTCGTCCGCTCGACCTGCTGAGTCATTAGCACGCTGAGTGCCGGTTACTCGGGCTACCTTGTCAAGAATCTGTGTGTTGTTACCCAGGCGTACAGTAGGAGCAGATGAATCGGTTGTTGCGTCATCACCTTCAATCACTGCGTTAGTTGCTACAGCAGCTGCTAGGGTTTCATTCTGCCACTCATGGTTAGTTGCCGTTGCTGAGTTCTTGGCAATTGAATCCATGAAAGGGGTTTTTGTTGGGGAAATATTGGTGATCAGGTCAGACAAATCTTCTCTGTTACCAATTGCATCATATGAACTAAAACTATTTGTAGGTTGTGCCATGATTATTTACCTTTTTTACGTTGAGATTGTAAATAGGCTACAGCGGCATCTTCCTCATTGAGCTTGCTAGCGTTTCGAAGTTTAGTTAATGCTTCCTTCTTTGCGCTTTCACTCGGCTTAGGTCGCTGGCCTGGTTTCACTGATTTAGGAGCCTCGCGAACTTCTTTGGATACTCTGGTCTTTGTTTTCTCCAGCAAGTTAAACTGTGCTGCGTCAAAGATCATGCGCCAAAGTCTATGATCGGATATTTTTGCAGATTCATCCTGTGAAACGCCCATAGCTTCTAGATACGTGTTGGCAGCTGTGAAGTCTTTCTCTTGCTGCGCTTTCGTCCATGATGTACCCATAACCTCATGAAGCTTGCTAACCTCTGATGCAACATAATCATTCTGTTGCTTGATTAGTTCTTCATTGCGTTTCCCCTGCTCGGATTCTAAAACAGCTTTACGCTCATTCTGTAAGCGTTCCTGCTTTATATACTCGCTCGGGTCGTTCTCTGCTAAGTCATCCCAATCAATAGATTGTTCTTTAGACTCAATTAAAGACGATAAACTGGCTATGCTTTCGTCAAGCTGTGCGTTCTTTGTTTCTAACG